TGGCTAGAGCAACGGTTTTGTAAACTACCCGCCTTTATGGCGGTTCTTTTTTATCTACACCACAGATGTGGTGTTTTTTAATTTTCACGAGGTTATCAATTACCTATCTGATAGCCTCATGCAGAATTAACAAACTGTGCTATTACGATTGCGTAAGCGGCATCAAAAGTGAATGTACGGCGAAATAAGAATTTAGCGTGACAGATTATTCACGATCCAGGCGTAATACGAATAGAAGTTGGTATTTTAACAATTTGGCTTTATGAGCGAGCAGTGCTGAGCGGTTTTTATAATCGCTAGTACTTTATTCAATTTAGCTGGCGTTCGAGTATTACCATTTTTGTGATCCTTACCCTTTTAGGTTTTTGTTGAGCTCGAACGCTCAGCACTGCTCGCTAAAGGTCTCCCACACCTTAAGTGGGCAGTAAAAGGCAAAAACCGCTCAAAAGAGCGGTCACCAAAGCCATTATATCAAATGGCAGATTGAGAGTAAATATGAAAATTAATGTAAAGCAAGTTCGAGCGAGTTATCGTTTCGACTTCTTTGATAATGAGTGGTATTGCAACCACGACAATCTACAAGTAATTCAGCCTTGCTGTTCTGGCAAACAAGCCGAATGGTGCAGCTGTCATGGTGAACCTGAATTCTATTGTCCGAATCCTGATTGTGACGGAATCGAGGATGAAGTAGTAGATTTCTACGCCAGAGAAGAGCTACGCGAATTATGTCTAGCTTAAATAAAGAAAATAAAAAAGGAGAAAAAATGAAAAAGCTTAACATTGAAACTATCAAAACTATCGTAATCACTATCTTGATTACAGCGATCATCGCCTTTGTTGGCGGTATGCAGTACCAGAAGTCTCAAACCGAGCAAGTGAAGTCTGAGGCGGCTACTATCGTCAAGAATGTCAAAGTTGAAGTGTCAAAACAGTAGCGACGGAGAAGCGGCAACCGTCGCTCAAGGAAACAGCCGCACCAAAGGTTGAAGCCTCGCCTACACCTCAAAAAGCTATGGAGAAAGCTGGTGTAGGCGGCTGCGACAGGTTTCAACCTTTACTTGAAAAATATAATTGGGACGTGCGAATCATGAAGGCTATTATGCAGGCTGAAAGTTCGTGCAACGAAAATACTACAGGCGATACAAGCCTAACGTTTACACAAAACGGTCGAACATATGGCTATTCAGTTTCTCTGTTTCAGGTACGAATCTTACCTGGACGAGAAGTCTGCGATTCGCACAACCCAGAAGTAAACATTGACTGTGCTTATCACGTGTGGAAATCACAAGGATACAAAGCGTGGTCAGTTTATACAAATGGAAGATATTTAAGATTTTTATAGAAAGGAGGCGTAGATGAGTGGATTATACAAAGCCTTACAAGAGTTTCGCAAAATAACACCACTGGTGAAAGCCTCAAAAGAAAACCCGTATTTCAAAAGCAAGTACGCAGATTACAATGTTGTAGTTAGTGAGACACGAGAAGATTTAGAGAAATGCGGCTTAATGGTTAAACAGACGATCAGCCACATTGATACTAAAACAGCTATTAAGACAAAGCTAATTCATCTTGAAAGTGGCGAGATGCTTGAAGATATTGCACCAGTTGAAAGCGCACCTAACAATCCACAAACGCAGGGCTCAGGTATTACTTACATGAAGCGGTATTCATACATAGCAATGCTTGATTTACTTGTCGATACTGACGATGATGGTAATCTTGAACGCAAGCTCAAAGAAAGGAATGATAAAGAGTCTGCCGACCTAAAAGCTGCTGAAACAGCCTTACGATCTTGTAAAACACTAGGTGAATTGAAAGAGAAATATATCGAGATTCTCAGAGCCAATCCAAAGCTATCACGTGAACTTGTCGGTGTTAAGGATGAAGTAAAGGCAAAGCTAGGAGAGAGTAAATGAAAATCCTAGACCTTGAACAAAGAAGTCAAGAATGGCTCGATTTTCACGAAGGCAGGATATCTGGCTCATCAGCTAAAGAGTATTCATCGGTTCGATATATACCAAAAGCTGAGCTGGTCGAGTTCGCTCAGAATAAAGGCTATGAGTTCCCGAAAAATCTGACAATGGATAATATCCGAGCGATGATGACAGAAGATGAATTAAATGAACTTTATGCTAATGTTCAATTAAACGATTCAATTTATAAATTGATTGCTCAGCGAATAGCAAAGCCAATCAATCCGAATGACTACACTTTACCAGAAGGAGCTACTTATTCGGCTATGCTGAGAGGTCAAATCCTAGAAGACGAAGCTAGAGAGCTGATTTCTGAAAAACTCGGCAAGCAGATTATCCCCGGTAGGGTTTGGCAATCTGATGTGAATGAGTATATGATCTGCTCGCCTGATGGTGAGATCGTCGATGAGACGGGCGACGTTTTGGAGGCGGTTGAGATCAAGTGCTTGGATAGTTGGAAAGTTGTAAGGGCTTTTTATGAAAAGCGTCCACCGCTTGATTACGAAGCTCAGATTATTCAGTATTTTTTGGTGAATGAAAACCTGCGGACACTTTATTTCTGTATTTATTCTGATGTATTCACAAATCCAGAACTAGGGTTGCAGATTTTTGAGTTAAAGCGGGAAGACTATCAAGAAGCAATTGAAATGACTGGTAGGGTGCAAAACGCTACTCTTGAGCTGGTTGAAAAAGAAGTCCAAAAATTAATGTTCTAAAGAAAGGATAAGGGGTATGACGGACGAAGAATTGAAGAACATGACATTAAGCGAGGAAGATTTGAAAGAATCAACATATTTTACTGAGGGCGTTCACGCTGTAACAATCACCAAGGCTACTTTTGAAAAAAATGCAAATGATAAAGTATTTTTGAACGTGAAAGTTCAAGGTGTAAACGGCGAACAAGGCAGTGCACGATTATGGTTTACTGGTGCGGCAACGCCTTTTTCTGTTGATAAAATCCGCAAGATTTTTGTGCACAACGCCAAAGATGATGACCAGAAGCAGAAAGATCGCGACTTTTTCAAGAATATGAAAAGTCTGTATGAAATGTCTCAGCTTGTTCAGAAGTTACCAGGTAAATCTTGCTGGTATACAGTCGAGAAAACTGAAGAGACGTATACAGATAATAACGGTGATGAAAAGCATCGATACGAGCGAAACATCTGGGCATATGAACCGAAGCTAAAAAATAAAACTGACGAAGTTGTTGAGGATATTCCAGAAGAGGTAGATCTGAGTGAAATCCCCTTTTAGGAGGCTAAATGACAAGACGAAAGAAAGTCTACTTATTAGAAACTGACAATGGGTTTACGATTCGAATTGTAGACCCAGACATCAGTTTTATGAAGAAGTTTAGGTGGGCATTTATAGATAATAATTTAGTAATCTCACGAAGATTGAATCGGGGGGAAGAAAGTGGCTTCAAAGAGATTAAGAGACGTAAACAACTGCACAACGTATATCGTCAAAAGCGAAAAGCTAATCAGAAACTTTACGACAAGAAAAGAGGCTAGAGCTTTTAGAAAAAAATTCGGCGGCACTATCCGTAAAATAACAACTTTAGGCGGCTTTATCACGGAGGATGAAAACATATGGTAACCGTCAAAGACTTGTTCAAAAAAGAGCGAGAGGCATGGCTAGAAAGTGCACGATTGGCTGCTAAAGAATTACTAGAAGAGAGCCCTTTAATCACCATTGAAGACGTTCTAAAGGTTTGTCCTCGCCCTGAGTATATTCATAGGAATACAACAGGAAAAGTATTCAACAATGATTTCCAGCCTGTTGGCTGGAGAAAAAGTAAACGACCGATTATGAATGGTCGATTTGTAAGAATTTGGAGGTTAAAAGATGGCAGGGACCAAAGCAGGAGGTCTGAAAGCTAGAGATGCTAATTTAGCTAAAAATCCTAACTTTTATTCAGACATTGGGAGAATCGGTGGAAGTAACAGCACAGGCGGCGGCTTCGCAAGTCTATCTATCGGCGATGATGGGCTTACGGGTCCACAACGAGCAAAAATCGCAGGTAAAAAGGGCGGAGAGAAGAGCAGGCGTGGCAAGTCGAAAATTAATTAAAAAAGCTGACAGAG